CTATGTGCTTCAAATTCAGACTCAGTCCAACCTTCAGTATGTGCAACACTAAAGCGCTTTCTATTACGGTTAACTACTTCTTGACCATCAGCATTCTTCACGTTCTGTGCAAGAGATATTTTCTTTAAGCGAATAACTGCACCTTTAGGTAAGTACTGTAATCGTCCATGTATAGGCACATTAGTCGTGTACCCACCAATAACTGGGTTACCCCAACGAACAGCTACAGTACGGCCCTCTACATCTTCATCTATTGCTATAGATGTATCATGATCTGTTACTATAACAGGAATCATTGTATGTAAGTCTTCTGCTTTAACAACTGCTTTCTCAACTTTAGTATTTACTTTAACCTTAGGCTTGTCATCAGTATCCGTTTTAACTTCATTAGCAACATCTACATTATCTACATCTTGCTTAGCCTTAAATGCTTCAAGTACTCCAACATATTCAGCATTAGTGATCTTTTCTGGATCTTTAGCTATCGATAGTACTGTCTCTTCTAACTTTAGGAATGCAACTGCGCTTTCAAGTTCAGTTTTGTTCATCTTATCAAATGGTTTCTGTGCCATTGTGTATTATCCTTTTGGATGAGCTATGCTCATTGCCATTACATAATTTGACTTCATAGTCAACATACCTATTGGTGCTATTGTACTACACGTAGTACTACTCTTTCCGTTATTATACTATTGTTTATCTTAAGTGGGGTTGAAGTTGTGTAGTTAAGGAGTATATAGCCAAGCCTAAGCTTGCTATATAAATGCAGAGGGTAGCTACAGCTTATGCTGCAGTTACTACACCTGTTCTTGTTGCTGTGAAAGCAAGCATTTTGATACGTTCTGGGCGGTATGGTAAGAAACCATAAGACCATTTAGCAGAAACACCACCAACTTCACCATACATGTCGTTGTGTACATCAGCTTTAGGCATAATGTGTTTAGCAGACGTAGACTCACCACCAAAACCAGTAATTGAGAAACTATCGTCACCAACAACTACCATAGGGAATACATCATAGAATGTACCATCAGTTTTAACTGTTTTGTATGCAGCAGCTTGAGTTGCAGCATTAGCTAAATCACCATCTGAACTATCTGCAGTACCTGTACCAGCACCTACACCAGTAGCAACAAATTGAACACCAACTGTACTTGCAGAAGCACCAATTAACGTAAAGTCAGTAGTACCAACAGTTTTGATTACGTATGTGTCACCAACAACAAATGAACCAGCAGTTACAGTAGTTAACGCACCACCAACAGCAGCACCAGCACCACGGTATACAGCAAGATCAGGAACAACAACAAAACGGAATGAACCGATTGAGCCTTGCTCACCTTCTAACAATGTAGTACCAGCAGCATATTTAGATTTTTCAACCCATACAAGTGCTCCACCAGGACCAGTAATTCTACGTAAAACTGGAATTGCTTCACGGTTAACATACGCGATGTACGCATCTTCTACAGTAACAGTGTCAATTAAATCTACACCTTGTAGAATTTCAGTATCCAATGGAACATCATCACGTTGAAGTTCTTGTTCAAATGCAGTCAATGCTTCATAAGTAAGTGTATCCATACCATCCATATCAGCCATGTCAACAACATATGCTTTAGAAGTAGAAGGCATCATGTTAAGTTCAGCAGCAGCTAAAATAGAGTTTTGAACTTGCATTTCTTTAAGCTCAACAACAGCACGTGATAAATCTTTGATCTTAGTAGCAACTTGTCCCATACGTGAATCTAAATCCACAGAACGAACAGTATACTTAGAAGCAACACCATGGAATGAAATTCTAGCACTAACTAGTTTACTTGAACTATTTAGTAAGTTAACAACTCCACCTTCTTCTGGAAGAACAGCAAGTGGTCCAGTAGATGTATTATAACCAGCAGCACCATTCAAGATTGAACCAGCAGTTGATTTAACTTCTTCACCAGCTTGTAGATCAGCAACAGCAGCATTACGTGCAGCAGTTCTAGCAGCATCAAGCGTTACTGAACCATCAGATGCAAGGTAGTTTTCTACATTATATCTTTGAACAACTAAACCAGTTGCTGAAACAACACGAGCATACTCGTTTTTGATTATAGATGCAACAGTAGCATCAACACCACCATCTACCAGATTATCTTTGTGTAACATAGGAAGTCTTACTTCTTTAGTTAATACATCACCATGGTTCTTTGGCATTGCTACTTTGTTAGAACGGTTAGAGAAAAATCTCTTACGAGCTGGCATTTCAACTACAGCTTTTGTTACGAACTCAGGTGTGAACTGTCTGTCAATTGTATTGGAAGTTACTCCACCATCATTAAAATTACTTGTAATACCCATTATGGATCCTTTATTTTATTTCTTTCCCATCATCATTCTATCAAGCATATCAGCAATCTCTTTACCACTTAAGGCCATAGGATCATGTTTACTAGTAGTAGATGTAGTACTCTTAGGTTTGCTTGCGGCAGTAGCTTTTTCACGCTCTGCTTTAGCCTTCTCATTTCTAGCCTTGTTTACCTTAGCTTTGTAATCTTCCACCGCCTTAGCAGCAATTTTAGCAGCTTCCGCAGCTGCAAGTGCTTTTGCATCTGCATCAGTGGTTTGTGGTACAGAACTTGGAGTTCCCTCCACTTTAGCTGGTGTCACTGGTTGTGTCGCAGCTACTTCTTTATTAAGCTCAGTAATAGCCACTCTATACTTATCAACCATTTTCATATTAGCGAACTGGTCATCTAATACAGATAATGAAGAAACTTTATTCATTACTATATCATAATCACCACTTGCCATCTGATTTATTAGGTCATTCTGTACAGCTTTATTACCAATAAACTCTTTAAAACTATCATCATCCCACTCTTTCATTACAGTGGAATAAATCTTATCTTCAACACCATGTGATCTAGCCACATCTAGTGCATCTTCTATAGCTATCATATCTCGACTAGATGTCTTAGGTGCTGCAGCATAGTTGATAGTCTCCATATCCAATTCCATTGGATCTAGACCTAGGTTTGCCATATGCTGCTTTAACGCCTCTTTATCACCATCTATCAAGCTCATAGCAAGATCAAACTTAGAAGGATCATCTAACATACCACGGTCTTTTAACGGACCCATATACGGACGATACTGCTTGAATCCTGCCATCTTCTCACTATAATTGTATGCCATTTGTTGAGCTTGGATAATCTTTTGTGGATCTTTAAATCCTTCAACTTCTTTACCATTAGCTTTGAATTTCACACCAGCGACTTTTTCGTAGAATTCTGTAGCAGCTTTAGATTTCTCTAACAATTCTGCATATTGTTTCTGATAGTCAATAGTCTCCGTAGTCTTTACTTCTGAGCCGGTCTCAGTAGTATCCGTTTCCGTACCATCTTCTGCTACAGTTAAGTCTTTCTTAGCACCATCTTTCGACTCGTCCTCGTCATCTTCTGCACCATCTAAACTACCATCATCTACTAGAGTGTTTACCTCACCATCATTCTCAGTACCTTCATCAGTGTCATTATAAAGCCCGGCAGCTTCATCATTCGTTTCTGATCCAGTATCATCCTTTTCAATGTGATCTGTGTCCTCGTTGTTATCTGCTAAATCATCAGCACCTTCAGCGGTATCATATTCATGACTACCTCTTATCATTGCATCTAATTCATCAGATACATTATCGTATGTTTTTGCCATTATTATATATCCTCTTTACCTGACTGTACGTCAAGTAGT